AGCAGCAGTAGCAGCAGTAGCAGCAGTAGCAGTAGCAGCACCGCGTCTAAAAAGCCCTACTGCTGAGCTTATTAATCCCGGAGCACGTAAGGCTGCTAGAATAGCCACTGTGACACCAGCTGTTCCTAATACCCCTAACCCTGCAGCTCCTTGGCCTGACAGTTGATTTTTATTTTCTGATCCAGTAAATTTATCAAATATATAATTTGATGTTTCAAGCATACTAGTACCGAAAGGAACCAAATATGTTGTACCAAATGAAGCTACCAAATCTCGCATAATTCTAAAGTTTCTTGACAATTCTTCAGATTCTGATTGAAGATTTAGAAATGGATCAGTTGTTCCTTCCGCTGATTCTCGTATCTTTGCGAATGCCGCCGTAATCAAAGATAATCTTTCTTCTTCAGTTTGTTGTCTGGTTATAGCAGAAGATCGCATTCTTTCAGATGAAACTCCAAATACTTCTAAAAATTCTGTTCCTAAAAGTCTTGAGAGTAATCCACCATTTTCTACTACTGCGTCTGACGAAACTTGTAAATCTTTTCCAAAATTTGAAACAAGTACAGCAGCTTCTTCTAAAGTTCCTTCAAAGTTAAAAAAATCACGAACATTTTGTGTCATTGACAGCCCGGCCTGATTAAAACCCATTTCTACAGCAGCAATGTCTTCGTTCATGGCTCGACCTTCTGTTGCAAAAGATGTCATGATAGCAGTAGCAGCTTTAATACCCAATTTTTCAGGATTGATTTCAGTTGCTGCTACTCTAATTGCGTCATTCTGCATTTTCATAACATCAATAACGCTTTGTCTTTTAGCTCTTTCTTCTGCGCTTAATGTAGCTGAATCTCTGTCTAATTCTTTTTGAAGTCGTATTTGTTCTATATCTCTTTGCGTCATTAAAGCTTGAAAGTTAGCGTGTTGTTCTTGAAATTCTATAGCTTTTTGTTGCTGCTCTAACGTATCCCCTGATAAAGAACTTAAAGCATACAAAACATCTCTATATTGAAGTGAGGCTTCTTGTAATTTTTTTTGTCCAGGCACGCTTCTATCCAAAGATATACCGCTTCGTAACAAACTACCAGCATATTGCCCTTGATATTCAGCTAGTTGTGTTTGAGATATACCTAACATTCTATACTTTTTAAGTTGATCTTCTCCTACATTAATAAAATCAGCAAAAGCGTCTGCACCACCCGAAACACCGCTACCAAATGCTACTAGATTTCCACCTTGTTTTGCTAATAAATTACCAAAAACTAATAGATCATCACCTGAAAATCTTGATTCTCTTCCTAATCGTGCTAACTCTTCAGATGTTAGGACAGCAGCCAACCCAATAGTAGCTACAGAATCAAATGTTTTTATTACATTAGAGGTATATTTTACTACGCTATCAGCAAACGCTTCTAATACGACCGTTGTAAGTTGAATAGCTGGAATAAATTTCATACCAGCCGAACTCATAGAAGCAATTGCACCTGCCGCAGCACCTGTTCCTTTAACCAAATTAGTTACGGACGGAGAAAATTTACTTATATCATTTGAAGTATTTGATAATGCGTCTTTAAATGTTAAAAAAGATGATTTGGTACTTTCAGTAACTTGTTTTAATGCTTGTTGTTGCTCTGTCAGTTGTCTGGTAACATTTTTAATTTGGTCTCTAAAACTTTTTATGTCAGCGTCAAGTTGATCAGTACTAGTACCATACTGCTTGATGTGTTGGTTACGCTTAATGATTTCATCGTTTAATGCGTCATTAAGCTTATCAATTGTACCTTGTAATTCTTCTAAATCAGCCATTTTTTATCCCAGTATTTTTGTATACTAAATATACTGATACTATTTAGTATAACTATATTACTCCAAATGAGGAATACCATAATGAGCATAAGTAATAACCCACTAAAGCAATACTTTAGAAGACCAGCTATCTATATCAAGCTACCATCAAACGGTAAGTTCTATTCTGCTGACGTTATAAACAAAACAGAAACAGGAGAAATCCCCGTTTATCCAATGACAGCTATTGATGAAATTACTACTAAAACACCTGATGCTTTATTCAACGGCTCAGTAGTAGTAGAACTAATCAAAAGTTGTATCCCTGATATTAAAGATCCATGGAAGATAAACAACATTGATTTGGATACTATTTTAATTGGTATTAAAGTTGCTTCTACTGGAAACAGTTTAGAATTAGAATCACAATGCCCTGCTTGTAAAAATAACGCAACATATGCTATTGATTTGAATGCTGTACTTAGCGGTATGGGCACACCTGATTACGATCAAACATTAGACATTCACGAACTAAAAATAAAATTCAATCCATTGGAATACAAAGAAATCAATGAAGCTAATTTAGCCCAGTTTAATTTACAAAGATTGCTGTATGAAGTTGATCAAGAAAAAGATCCTGCAATAAAAGAAGAAAAATCTCAAAAGGGACTAAGAACTATTACAGAACTTTCAATCAACTTGATAGGTAAAACTATTGCGTATATTGAAACACCTGACGGTAATAGGGTAGATGAACCCGAGTTTATTGAAGACTTTTTAAAGAACTGTGATAAAAACTCTTTTAATGTTATTAAAGATCATAACGCTGAATTAAAGTCACATACTAATTTAAAACCGTTATCTTTGCAATGCGGGGAATGTCAGCATCAATATCAACAACCATTTACTTTGAATGTATCCGATTTTTTCGGATGAGGCTTTTAAGTCTCGCCCCCGATGACATTAAGAGCCTGATAGACCAGTTAGAAAAGGAATGTGTTGATATCAAACGACAAGCACTTTCCTTTTCTTGGTATTCTAGGGGCGGCATTTCATATGCAGATGCCCTTAATTTATCAATGCCAGAAAGAAAACTAATGAGCGAATTAATTGAATCTAATCTGGAAACTACTAAGAAGTCAAAACTTCCGTTCTTTTAATAACCAATATAAAGTTGTCTTTCAGACAACTGATACACTCACTCGTAGAACTCGTTCGGTATCATATTGATCATTTATATCTGGGGTTTATAAATCATTGCAGTCTTGAAGCCATGGTAGTGCTGTAAAGCACTACCACTGGGTAAGATTCCTTGCGGCCTCTCGCCTTGCCATCTGTTCCCCGTTAGAGTTAGCCGTTTTGCTACCTAACGCCACCGGTTGCTCTGTAAGGTCTAGTTTAAACTAGTTGGGACTGTAGTTGAAGCTTCAATCTGAATCTAATCAGTTTAACTTCAGCAACGCATGTTCTATATCCTCAAGATAGAATTAGATATAGACTCATTCAGGGTTCGCACACATAACGAGAGCCCTGTCGGTGTTCCGTAGACTGTTACATCTACGTATACTCCAGAATCTAACGGCTATAGCTTTCGCTAGCAGTCTCAAGGAGAGCCGAGGTACCCCGGCTAAACAAATTGTGGTGCCTAAATTATATGTCTAAATTAATATTTGAAATGGTTTCGGTTGTGGAACTTGTAATTGAGCCTGAGTAGGTTTTAAGAAGGTCTTTGTTGTGTTTAAAAAAATGATCAAAATCCACGATAATCCAATCACCGTGTTTTTGTGATGTGTAGTACATAAATTGATCAGTGATCCAAGTGTACCGAGATTGAACAGCGATAAACTTACCTTTGCGATTGATCTTAACAAACAAAATGTTTAGATCGTCTTTATCTGCTACTGCCATTAACTGTTCTAACCAAGCATCAAGTTGTTTGCAGCTACCTGCTAGAACTTGATGAAACGGGAAGTCCCCATAAGATTTACATTCACAATTGAAATTAACCCAAGAATCTGGAGCAGCTATATCACCTTTGAAAGACTTTACTTGGTTCGTGTCGAGAGATTCTTTTCTTACAGAATTCTTTCCACCAACATAAGCTCCCGAATTAGGAATCCTATGAAAGCTGGATTGATATAAGTCGCTAAGATACATAGCGACTGTTCTTTCCCAAGAATTACCTTTTGCTTTTTGTGGTGATGTCATACTATTAATTATCTTACTTCACACTGTCCAAGTTATTTTTGCACTTATCACCATGCCACATGTTATAATTACTTTTTGCAAAAGAACGCTTGCAATGAGGGCATGTCATTTGGTATTTAGGATTTCTCATAGGATTACCATCACCTGAATTTTTAAGTTTAGTCATGGCTTTATTATATTCAGAAGCAGGAATACCAAACATGGGATTTTTCTCTCCTTTCACGGCTTCTGATAGCTTGGGATTTCCTAGTAACGCTTTACTAATATTATCATTATGTGATTGCGGACGGTTTTCAGCATACTTTTTTACACCTGTGCTTTGATTTTTTCTTCGTTCTTCTGAATGTTTCTTTCCATAATGAGGACACAGAGGACCCTTTTTACCGTACATAGATCCTTTCTCACCTAAATGCGCTAATCTTTTCTTTTCTCTAGTCTCTTTACTTTCTCGCACACCCGACCTATTAAACAGCCCGTCACCGTTATGTTGATTAAAACTCATAGGATCATCTTTTGCATTTAAGTACGTTAATATCAACCTTTCTAGTTCTACGATATATTCAGAATCACCTATACATAAAATATCATAACACCATTCAGAACGATTTTCTATAATCATGGGTTTAACTATTTTACTAGAACATATGTATTCTTCATGTCTGGTAGGGTTCCAGCCTTTTCTTGCTTTAGAACCTATATACCATTTACCGGACGGTAAATGAGTCCATTTATATAAATAGGGAATAGTGTCGTGATAAATATTCATGCTGATGCTCCTTGTAAGCGTTAGAGTGAGTGGGTACTGATAATACCGCGACTCACACTTATTTATTCCTTCACTTCAAAAACTGCGTCAGTACTGGTTGAAAAAGTCGTAAATCCGTTTTCTTTTATAACAGTAAGTGTATTAGGTATCCTAGACACTAGCTCATCTTTATGACTAATCAACCAAATAGATTTATTTCTCGAACGATTCATGTCTTTCAAGACTGCAAGAGAATTCTCTACTCCCATAGAATCTATACCGCTGTCTAATAACTCATCAACGAACATTACATTAATAGCAGAGTATAAATTCTCCCATACATCTCTAAAAGACCAAGACAATGCAAGAATAACACGAGTAGTTTCTCCTCGGCTAAGATTTCCAAAGTCAAGTTCTCTACCAAGTTCAGTAATCTCTACACTTAAGTCGTTTTTGAATACAACTTGATGAGGCAAACCAATCTTGTCAAGATAATGCGTTAATCTACTGTTAAGATACGACAAGTTCTGATCAATAATCTTTTTACGAACAAATGAGTCTTTACTGGTTAACAATTCAACCAAGAACTTCAAATGATCAGCTTTTTTACTAAGTTCATTGATCGTATCAAATTTGATTTCTTGTAGTGCATCTTTTTTCATGTCTGCAATTTGATCAATATAAGGGTCAATTTCGTTAGCTTTCTTTTCTAATTGTTCTAGCAAATTGCTAACTTTACTTTTATGCTCAATAGC